ATATAGCCAATATGTTTCATTGATACGAAACAAAGGGCCATCGGGTGCCAGCTTCCCGGGGTCTATCGGTTCGCCCTTCTTTAGCTGATTATAAAGATAACTGAGTATCTGGTAGGCTATTACATGATAATCATCTTTTGCCATAACTCACCCATTCCGACACACATAAATTATGTCTGTGCTTGTTTCCAAAGCGGCTTATATGTTCTGTCTCTCACATCTTTAATATGCCGCGTAATGTAAATGGTTTCCGCTACGTAATCATATAATGTCATGCCACGCTTATAAAAAATCTTTTCAAAAAGCATCCCCGGGCATAGGACCTCCTCTACAGGAGAATACAGTTCATCTACCGGATAAAGATCACCGTATTTTTCTACATATTCCAGCACCTCGGCTTCTGAAACGCTCTTATTCATAAATTATTAACCCGCCATCGGAAAACTCTTTTATTGCAAGATCTATCGTATTTATTACGACATCCCAGCTAAAAGGTATTCTATCATCTTCTGACACTTTTTCCCCGTATTTTTCATGGGCCATAATTAGCGCTTCATCTTGATATCTTGCCGGTAAATAATCATCGGTATGTTTTCCATTACTTAAAACAACATATATTGTCCCGTCCACCCTCACAGTAATTACACACTCGATTTGTGGATTATTTACCATTAGGCCAATATCATCAATGGATGGCATAGTGGCTGTAATGTGATTGTGAATAAATATAAATTTGTCACCTGGTTCGTCACCAAGACATTTATATATTTCCGTTTCCCCTACCGAGCTTGGCTTACTGTCCGTATATAAGCGAGTCACTGTGTTTTTTGACAAGTTCACCATTCGCATATATTCGAGTCTATCTTTGCTTCCGGCTTCTGCGACATCTCGTGCCGCTTCACTGATTAGCCGGTTTACTTCTTTTGAATATCTGCTAATGTCAACGCTATATGATCTATTTTTATCATAATACACTTCTTTTTCCAACCCAAAAGACCTTGCAGGGCGTCCTATAGGTTTTCCGTTGGAATGTATGCTTTTGTGCGCTGTACTTGTCCCCCGCTTTCCAACATATACCCGCTCATAATCAGGCGTTAACCCCTTGGCCTTGCAGAATGCCTCGTATGCCTCCCGCTGCTTCTGGTATACCTTTTCCTTGCTGGTAAGGTCATCTTCTAGCGCTTTGCGCGTCTCTTCGTTCGCTCCCTTGATGCCAGCTTTTAGCCCCTCGATTATGCGCCGAGTCTTCCTCATTTCGCGCTCCATGGCGCGCTGCTGCTGGGATGCTTCGAACACCTCCCGGTTCTCGGCCAGGTCGATTTTTGACGGCCTGTCGGGCGTTATTCCAGGCATAGCGGGCGTCATGCTGTGGCGGCAGTTATACCCGCCGAGGCCCAAAGGGTTGTCAGGATAGCCCGTAGCCTCCGATAGAAGGGGGTATGATAGCGGGCCGGTAATCTCGGCCATGGCGGCCGATGGGCCCCAATAATCCGGCTTATCGGCCCAAATTCTGTATATCTTCCCCTGCCATCCGGCATGGTTCCCTTGCGGGTCGCTGTCAGATACTCGGGCGCCTAGATGCTCGGACACTCGCACGAAGTTTGTGCCGGTCCGCTCGCACTCATCTATACACAGCCGCAGGGATGCTTGGTTGGTGCCGGTAAGCACCGCGCGCCTTACCGCCGTTTCTACCGTGTCTCGGTGCCCGGATGGATAAAGGACGTATAGCCCGGCGGCTGCGGTTTTGTCTATCGCGTCCCGGATCGCCAATGAAGGGGACTTGATGCCGTTCCGAATCACCATGAAGGCCTCATCACACGCCGTCGTGTAGATGGCTTGCGACTGCGCGGCCGTTGTCCTGGTGAAGTTCCGAAGCTCCCCGTTCGTCTGCTCGTAAAAAGTCTGAAGGTTTTTCTTCGCTTGGTCTGTCCCGAAGGGGCTTGGATTTATCCCGGCCTCCCGGAAGGCGTCGGCGTCGTTGTTATGTGATGTAACGGCGGCCTCTTCGAAGATTTCGGCCACCTTCTTTTCCGATAGCTTTAGGATCCGCGCGGCGGCTTGCTGTATCTTCGTAAGCGTCATGCCGCTTTGCTGCATCTTGTAAATCTGCCACTCGGCGGATGCCGTCATGTGGTTTTCCGCATCGGCTATCCGGCGGCAGATATCATGTATGGCAATAAGGTTTAGCTGTTCCCACAGATCTACTACCGCGTCCGCTACATGGTAGAGGTAATCCGGCGTTAGCATTTACGCCTCCCCGGCCCCCTCAAATAGTCTCCGCGTATCTAGGGCCTTTGCTTCTTGCTCTTCTTGGATGGCCCGGGCTTCGTCCTCGGAAAATCCCTCAAACTTGGTCAGGTACCGCCACCAAGGCACAACACCAAGCTGCGCCAGGGTGAGCCACCGCGCCCGGTCTTCGTCCTCGCTGTATGTGATATCTCCGAAGTCGTAAGCAACTTCATAGGCGCCTACCGGTGCCAAGCTGTACATATCGGCGAACACAGAAAGGGCGTATATGACGTCATCAAGACAAGTCCGCAGGGCGTCCCGAATGTCTTTGATTAGCTGTATCGTCCGCCTGTCATCGCTTTCAACCTGTGTCGCGGTTATCATTCCGGTCTTTTCATCCAGCACAAAATAGCCGTTGGAGAAGCCGCATTTATAGCCGATGAAGGATAGAAGCTGATTTATTCCCACCTTCCGCTCGGACGTTTTAAGAGGGCGGTCAATTTGCTGGTAAAAGCGGTCAACACCATTACCGAAGACGTTATGGACATGGGAAGGTAAAGTGGTTTTATGCCGCCCCACCTTGGAGCCGTCCGACATCAAAAGCGCATCGTCTACAAGCTCGATAGTATTTGAATTGCTAATTTCCCATGCGTTCCGGCTGTACGCTATGTCTAGGTCTTTTAACTCTTCCATGGCGCCGGAAAAGATGGACATACCCAAGGGGGAATCAAGGTCAATGTTGTTAGCTTCCGGCATCACAAAGACACCAAAAAGCATCCCGTTGAGATGGTCCCCGCTCTCCTTTGTTAAGTACACTTCCGGCTCGATCCCGGCCCACCGCGTGCTTTCGATGTCCACTTCGGCCCCTAGCGTGCTTTCGCTGTCACTCCGAAAGGTTCGCGTGCTGATTCTGTATACTCGCTGTGGTTCGCCGTCTTCCGCTACGGTTACGCTATCGTCAAAGCGGTGGTATTCCAGTTTTGTGAAATGCTGCTTGCCTACCGTGTAGGTGTCTTGGAAGATAACCGCATTGATGCGCTTGTTGGAATCCTGACCAACGACCAAAAAGCGGTCCGGCGTTACTACGTCGATACCTTCCCCGGAAGGCTTTATGATGACGGTCCCGCCCGCGCATCCGTACTCAACCCACGTCCGCAGCCGAGGGTATAGCGTGGTGTCTATCTGCTTTTGCAACCACTCGGCACGAGCACTCCCCGAAAGGTTAATGCCGATGGCCATAGTTGTTAGCCTGGCCGCTTCTGAGCAAATCGACTTCGCGAAGTTTATAGTTCTGATTTCGTCGTTGTTCGGGTCAATCCATGCCGGGCTGCCCTCGTATGTATTGAGCCACGCCAGAATGGCCGAGTCCATCGCGGACGTTACCACCGGCTCGACTCCAAAGCGCCGCTTGGCGTCATCCGCAAACATTCTTACTATCCCCTTTAACCATCCCAAAAAGCCCATCTTTTACCACTATGCCCGGTTTTCCCGTCGCGCCATGCACCGTTCCAGCGCGTACCGCGTGGCGTCGATGGCGTGGTTGTTTGCGTCCGGGTATCCTGTAATATCGTTTCCGTCTTTGTCCTTCTCGTACTCGTATTCCGTAAACTCTTTGTAGGCGTAAGGGCATCGGTGCGAGTCAATAACAATCTTCCGGCCGTTTAGCCACTTAATCCCGTACTCAACAGAGCCCGGCCCTTTTACCGCGGCTTGCGCCTTAATGCCAAGGCCCATGTAGTCGTTGATTGATTTCAATTCCTGGCTATCGCACACCACCAAATAATCGTTGTATCCCTTGTCGAGGATCCACGCGGCGGTGGCGCTGTTAAGCTGCTTATTTACCCGGTGTTCATCGAAGATATATATGGTTTCCCGCGCTTTGTCGTAGTAAAGCCGGACGAAAACGTAAGGATCCGGGTACCATCCCCAGTCAACGCCCTGGTATATCCTGTCAAAGGTCGCTATCTGTTCGTCCGTTATCTCTTCATCAATTACGTTTTCAAAGACAAGCCCGCCCGCGCCGTTCGCCATGCCCATATACTCGTTTTCGTATGCACTAGGGTTTGCCTCTGCAAGGTGCGCCGCTTCTGCCAAGAAAAATTCCCCCAACCATTCGGCGGGGGAGTCCAGGTAATTCGACGTATGCACAACCATATTTGCCTTGCGCTGTGCAACGTATCTATTCATGAAGTTTGTTTTAGACTTCGGAGGATTGAAGCTCTTAAACAAGAAGAAGACATCACCGGCGCCACGCAGCACGGATTGCTGTATGTTTCGCTGTTCCTCTTCCCCGCTGAATTGGTCGGCCTCTTCAAGCCACAAAAAACCAATATATCCGCGCTCGGGTTTTATGGATTTGAGCTTGGCCGGATCGTCCGCACCTCTGAAGTATATTTTCTGCCCAGTCTTTTTATATGTGATCTCCAAGGGGCTTACTTTAAAATCAAACTCTTCTTCAAGCCCTAGTTGGAGGATGCACCACTTAATTTGTGCGTATACCGAATCCTTAATGGTGTTTGACACCTTGCGGACAACGCACCCATTAATATCCGGGTAGTTCTTGATAATCTCGACAATCTTAAAGCCAATGAAGGATGATTTAAGGGAGCCACGGCCGCCTTTGAAGATGTATTCTTTGTTCGGCTCTATCTGCCGGTTGATATCAACGAAGGCCTTTCCGATCTGCACCGCCGGAAGGTAGTACCTACCGGAATCGTGCGCGCTGTCCTCGGTAAGCTGTTGCCATTTTTCAACCGCCGGAATGTTTCCCGTTGCCGCCTGATGGAAAACAGCAGCCGCCACAACCGCGGCATTTGTCTGTTCATCTTCGGGTACCCCAAGTTTTGCCAACGCTTCGCTATTCTTGGCCGATGGCGTCCCGTTCGCAATCGCCTTTGCCAGCTCTGCAAGCGTCTTTGCTCTGCGGGCGTTTGCGTGCATCTTCTTCCCGCCTTTTCGCCCTGCTGCCGCCGCTCGCTCACCGCTGGTAAAGCGCGTTGCCTTCCCTTTTTCTAAGTTTTTTACATTGGCCATACCTTACAACCACTTTGGCCGCTTATCCTCCTTGATTAACGCTGTCATGCCCTTGGCTCTATAGCCCACCCATTCGTAACCTTTAGGCGCTTTATACGGGCCGCTTATTTTTTCCCAGCCCGCCGGGATCTTTGCCACAACGTCGTAATGATTCCCATTGTATTTCATTCCGCCGGTTACAACATACTCTCGCGCATAATTCATTACACGCTCCGCCTTGGCCACTTTCGCATCGAATGCGCTATCAGTCCTCCGGCGCGCTGTAAAATCTATTGCCTCTTGTATCGCCTTTAATTGCGTGGTGCCGCGGCCAGCCCTTGCAATCTGTCGGCCGGAATTGATGTGCGCAGCGTAAAAGCCGTTGTTTATATCGCCTTCAAGCACGAAGCGGTTATCATCAACCGTAAAATCCATTCGCCCCATGCGCCGCACTGTATATGGTGCCTTGTGCTGCGCGTCGGCTTTTCTAAATACTTCGTATGGGCGGTTCATCCCTGCGTTAAAGTTAGGGCGTCTAATGATATCCTCCGGCCTTGGTAACGGCGGCGCCACCGTAGTTGGCGCGCTTGGAGGTATTACCCTTGGTGGGCTTTTGGGCTGCGGTTCGTTGTCCGGTCCCGCCCATGTACGCTTTCCGCGTCGTGCCCCTCTGCTTTCCTTTGGCCCTGTCCATCCCATATCAAAACACCATGTCCTAGAAAAGCGGTTTGTCTTTCGTCCTGGTTGCCCGCTCTCTCGCTATGTTAAGTTCTTTCACGAGCTGCTTTTTCTGCTCTATCAAATTGTTTGCGCGCGTGATTTGCTGTTGTGCTATCCGTTTTTCTTTTTCGGTTGTGGCTGCCGCTTTTTTGATCTCGTTTTTAAAAAGCGTTTTGCTTACGCCTTGTATTTCTGCACGATATTGGCTTATCAGCGCGTCAATTTCTCCTA